GTAATAAGTGCTACCGATAATGATGATTTTACAATGAATTTCAATGCAGATTCTACGGCAAGCCGTCATTCGCAAATTTGGTCAAATGATACAAAAGTTTCAGGTGGAACAGCAACTGCTTTTAGCCTTTCTGCTGTCGGCTTGGCTTCAGGTGTTGATACAGCCGCTACAAATTCTTTAATATACATATTTTTTCCTGATTATACAAATACAGCAACTTGGAAATGGGCAAATATTTTCTCTATTACAAATGATGCAACAACTACAACAAGTTTTAGAATTAGAAATGGACTTGGAATTTATAATCAAACAAGCGCCATCTCTTCTTTAAAATTTAATTCAGGTCAGCCAAATACTTTAGGCGGAACAATTTTATTATATGGAGTAAACTAATGACTAATTTAACTGTAAAAATTGTAGATGTTCAAACAGGAAAAGAAATTGTTAGAGATATGACCAATGAAGAACTTGTTCAATATCAAGAAAGCCGAGCAGCAGATTTAGCCAGTATTGCAGCCGAGGAAGAAGCCAAGGCAGCAGCCGAAGCAGCCGAGCAACAGAAGTTTAACGATGCTGTAGCCCAAGCAGTTGCTGCAGCCCTTGCTGCATTACAAACACCACAAGAATAACTAACTTAGGGGACGATATGGTAGGAAAGAATGACACAGTAGCCATTGGCTGGTGCGACAACGGCACCACTGATGGTAAGTTTACTGAAGGACTAACAACAGCAATCATTGCTGGACCAGCCAACGGTATGATGATTAACACCAGCATCAGAGTCCAAGGCAATCAGATTGGCAGACAACGCCAGAATCTGTTTGACCATTGGGCAGATAAACTTAAGACTGACTGGCTACTCTGGGTTGACTCAGACATTGTACTAAACCTGGACGCTATGAAGAAACTATGGCAGACGGCAGACAAGATTAATCGTCCCGTTGTCAGCGGTGTTTACTTTATATCTAAAGAGAATGAGGGCGCACTGATGCGCCCATTCCCAGTCTTGTTTGACAATGTAGATGAGTACCAGATTAGGTACCATCATCCACTGCCAGATAATCAAGTCATTAAAGTTGACTGCGCTGGCTTTGGTTTTGTCTTAATGCACAAGTCAATAGTTCCAAAGATGCGTGAGGCTAACCCTGGTAAGGGTATGTTTATGGAGACTGGCGACGGAATAGATGACCATTTCATAGGTGAGGACATTATCTTCTTCCGAAGAATGCAAAAGGCAGGCATTCCACTACACGCCCATACTGGTGCTTTAGTTAAACATATGAAGCGTTTCAGCGTTGACTATGACTACTACGCATTGTACTGGGCTAATGAACATTTGAAGCAGAAACTTAAAGAACAACAAGGCTAGGAGAATAAGTGGCTGGTCGTGATATTACCGAAGGTCGTGCGACGCGTGCGGTAGCCGTTGATGTTGGTGTACTTTCTGATACATCTGTCTGGCAGAACAGCGACATAGCCTACGATGTAGCCATTGGCGGCATGCCATTTATCTATGCCATTTCAGACTCGCGCCCTTATATCCGACAGACTGCACCTTATCGTAAGGAACAGTTTGATAATCAGACAGAGCCGGGCGAGCAATCGCTAACTGGTTGGTGGATTAGAAGTCAGTCATCGTTCCATGATGGTGCAGGTGTTGAGTTCTATGACCCAGCAATTATACCAGGTGAAGGTACATTCCGATTCAAGGATAGTCGCGGCGTTGATGTCTGGACGCAGGGCGAAGTAACTTTATTAAATAATACAGCCAGCACTCACTATACAACTAGCCCTACTGTCAGCAATGGCAGAGCAACTCAAGCCGTCCGCAGTATACGATGGTCTAACACTGATGGAGTTTTATTACTAGACGGATATGACGTAGATAAAATTTCAGTAAGCGGAACGGTTACCGACTTTATTGATTACAATGCTGGAACCGATGATAAGGTTTATGCTATCTGCGATGATGGCGTTACTGCTTTCTGGGTGACTAATGATACTGGTCCATCAGGTAAACTAGAAGTAAATAAAAAAGCATTAACAGGTGACGCAAGCACGACGGCAACAGTTATGTTTACCATTAATGGTATTACTGTAACCAATGCAACTATGGAATATATTAAAGACCGTATTGTTATGGCTGCCAATAATAAGATATACGAATTCTCAACTACGGCTAGCAGCGCACCAACTGCTGTGTATACCCATAGCGATGAGAACCATACCTTTACTAGCATTACTGCATCTGGCACTGCTATCTATGTGGCTGGCTTTATTGGTGTTCAATCCAGTATTTATAAGTTTACCTTAAACAGCACTGGTACTATGCCTAGCCTTACTAGCGCTATTACTGCTGCTGAGATGCCATCTGGCGAACTTATTCATAGCATTAAATATTATCTTGGCTATATGTTAATTGGTACCAGCAAAGGTATCAGGGCTGCTACCGTAGATAACAATGGCTCTATTACTTATGGTCCACTTATAGTAGAAACTAGCCAACCTGTATATGACTTTGCATTCAGAGATAGGTTTGCCTGGGCTGCTACCGGTGTTGACGGTCAAGCTGGTGTTGTCCGCATAGATTTAGGTAATGATTTAGGTGGATTACGTTTTGCTTATGCAAATGATTTATGGTTAGACAATAGTATAACTGGATATAAAACAACTGCTTGTGCTTTTGCTGGACTTACCGAAAGATTGGTATTTGTAACTGATGCTATCAACCGTGGTACAATTACTAACAAAGAACTTACATCTAATGTGGCTACACTCACTACATCGGCAGCGCATAACCTAACTACTGGCGACAGTATATGGGTAGAAGGTGTAGACTCCACATTTAATGGTCAATACACAGTTACGGCTGCAACTACTACAACATTTAGTTATACAAAGGCAGCAACTAATGTAGCATCAACTGCTGTCTCTTCTGCTCTTGCCGTGGTTAATGAAACTGGTTCAATCAACATAGAGTCCGCTGGCGCTAAGATGCCTGATGGTTATATCCAAACTGGATACATACGTTATAATACCTTAGAACCTAAAAACTTTAAACGCTTACTGGGGCGGGGTGACTTTACTTACGGTTCAATGACTCTTGAAACTGTGACTGAAGATGGTACCGAATACGATTTGATTACATACAATGCTGATGTGCCAGCGGTTGAAGTAACTACCAATCAGCCACCAATATCTCAAGAGTACTTAGGGTATAAGTTTATTTTAACGAGGGATGCAACCGACACAACAAAGGGCCCAGTATTTAAGGGCTACCAAGCTAAGGCTACTATCGCTACACCAAGACAGCGAGCAATTAGATTTCCCGTCTACTGCTTTGACGTGGAGACTGACAAGTATAATGTCCTAGTCGGATATGAAGGCAGAGCCTTTGATAGGCTAGGCCAATTAGAAACCATTGAACAAGATGGTGATGTTGTTACTTGGCAGGACTTGACTACCGGCGAATCCCGTCAGGTGGTAATAGAGCAGATTAACTTTGTCCGTGCAACGCCACCAGATAGAGGATTCTCTGGCTATGGTGGTATAATTGAGATGACCATAAGGACCGTATAATGTCACCTGCAGACTGGGCTGGATTAGCCGTATCTATAACTACTCTTGTTGGAGCGCTAGCAATGGGAGTAAAGCATCTAACTAAACATTATTTATCCGAGCTAAGACCCAATGGCGGTTCAAGTATTAAAGATAAAGTAAATGCTTTGGAAGAAAAAGTAGATTTGCTAACTGACCTAGTTAAGGATGCACTGAGGAGATGAATGAAACCTGTTGTCAAGAGAGCCACGCCTGCTGCAATTGCTGTGCTACGACAAGCGACGGCATTGTTTCCGAAACGCAACAAGGCGAGCGATGGGCTCCTTCCGAGTGCTGCTCATATAAAGGCCAGTCCTAACTCAGACCATAATCTAGGGTTGGCGGTTGACTTAACCCACGACCCAAAGAATGGAATTGATTGCGATGAAATCTTTGATAAACTTAAAGAGGATGCTCGCATATCTTATCTCATATTTAAGGGGAAGATTTGGTCAAGAGACAGAAAGGCTGAGGGAGAAAGAAAGTATACTGGTTCTAACCCTCACAATAAGCACTTACATATTTCTATTAGGAGTAGTCATAGTAATGACACTTCAAATTGGTTTGGCTGGATAGAGAAGAGCAAAGGCAGTACTCTCAAGAAAGTCGAAAAAGAAAGATATCCCTAGCCCCAAGGAGGCATAATGGATAAACTGATAAAGAAACTAAAGAGCAAAGAGTTCAAGGCTGCGTTCAAGTCCTACCTGCGTGCGGTGCTAGCATCGGCTGTGACTATGGGAATCGCCTTCGCAACAGATATGGCTCCAGAATATGCCGTACTAATTGGTGGCTTAGCGGCTCCATTAGTAAAATGGGCTGATAGAGCTGAGAAAGAGTTCGGCCTACGATAGCCTTTTAACGCCTTCTAAGGCGGTTTAGAGACACTTTAACCCCCAACCTAGGGTAATCCCCTGGGAAGGGGGTCTTTTTTGTTTATATTTTTATTACCCAAACCTGCCAACCCTTATGCAAGACATGGTACTCACCGCTATGCCGGATGAGAAATGTGTCTATACCTGGGCCTGGGTTGTTCACGCTGCCCTTACCGGCATCCCATTCATAGTCATCAAAGGCAAGTACGCCACCCCTCTTGAGTAAATCCCATGACAACTCTGCGTCAAGAAGAGTACCGGGTGCTGTATGGTCAGCATCTATGTATATAAAATCATAAACAAAATCATCAGGATGAAAGCGTAAGTACTGCCGGGTAGTTATCCTATGGTGGTAACAGTTCTCATATTTTTTAGTTCTATATTTGTAGAACTTATAGACTTCCTCAAAGTCAATTGACTCGTGAGCAACCTCATCACTACCCTTCCAGGTATCAACATCGGTCAGTGTTGATGTGCTATCAGTTAGGATATTGTCCATCATCCACACAGTAGCATCGCCGGTATAAGCACCAAGTTGTAGAAAATTCAGATTAGGTTGACCCTTGAATGGGACTAGGAATTTGGAGAAGTTCTCTTGAGCAGCAGTCGATGCAAACCAGTTGGGAAATTCCATTATACCCCTATATAATATATTATATATATATAATTATAGACCCCTACGGGGTCTTATATAATATATATTATATATAATTATACACCTGAGTTTAGGAGTTGTCAAGTCTTAACAACCCCTTGACAATCCAAGGGTCCATCCCTATAATAAGGGGATGACAGTATTTATATCTGATGATTATACTCTACCCGAGCATGTATCTTACTCGGCGCTGACTACCTACATAGACTGTGGGTATCTATACTACCTAGGGCGACTGCTCGCAATACCCGAGCAGCCTGCCGTATGGTCTGCTGGTGGTTCTGCTTTCCATAAAGCAACAGAAGATTGGGATAGACTACATGTTGAGTGAGGAGTTATGGAATAGTGCCTGGGAAAATTATACCAAGGACCTTGACTTATCAACGCTTAGAGTTGGTGGCAGGGCTACGAAAGAATATCCTTTCAAAGAAGATGCAACCTTCTGGAACATCAAGGGTCCTGAATGGGTTCAAGCGTACATTGATTGGCGCACCGTTAACTCTGATTGGAAGATTTGGAAAACGCCTGATGGCGTACCTGCGATTGAATTAGGAATCCTACCTAAGTTTGCCGGTGTACCGGTGAAGATGGTTATTGACAGGGTGTTTGAGGTGAACGGGGACTTGGTTGTCGTTGACCTGAAGACTTCACAACAGACCCCTGCCAGTAGCCTTCAGTTAGGTTTTTATAAAGCGGGCATTCAGCAAATCTTTGGTGCTGATATCAAGTGGGGTAACTACTGGATGGCTCGCCACTCAGGTACAGGTTCTATGGTTGACCTGTCCAAGTACACTCCTGAGATGATAGACTACTTTGTGGAAAACTTTGACAAAGCACGCAGAGCTGGTGTATTCTTACCTAACACAAACAACTGTAATCGGTGCGGTCTAACAGAGCACTGCCCGTTTACCTCAAAGAAAGGGTCATAATGACCGAAGAATGGAAACTGCAAGTCTCTTACAAGACTGCAACTGGTGACATGATAAACATCCGCGCTAATACCGCTGATGAATTAAGTGTGTTGCTAGAAGGAATAGGCGACTACTCAAGTCAAGTAGCCGCTACACATAAGATGATTGCGGCGGCATATAATGTTGCCCCTTTATCGACTACCGGTTCCACTACAAACACAAGGCCACCAGTATCATTGCCACCAACCCCGGTGTCGGAAGCATCCGGTACCGCCGCTCCCACATGTAAGCATGGTGCTCGCATCTGGCGAAGCGGAGTGAGCAAGACATCAGGCAAGCCTTATGCATTCTGGGCATGCCCATCACCACAAGGTACACCCGACCAGTGCAAGCCGGTAAATTAAATAAATAAACCTGTTGACTGGAGCCAGTTTCTCTTCTTTCGCTGGCTTCAGTCACTTCTAAAAAGGATTAGAATTGCGTACACTTGTAAGAAGCGTTGGTCGTCCCAGCATTGGAGGCGAACCATTACCTTCCTGCCTCAAAGCTTTTGAATCTAACAAGATTATACTTAGACGCAGTGAAGTGTCGATGTTTGCAGCAGCGCCCGGCGTAGGTAAATCTACCTTAGCCCTTGCTCTTGCACTTAAAATGAAAGTTCCTACGCTTTACATATCAGCAGATACAAATGCACATACAATGGCTATGCGTTTAGCTTCAATGATATCAGGCAAGAATCAGGGTGATGTTGAGCAACTTCTAAACTCTGATATCGGATGGACTCGTGCTGTTCTTTCAAAGGGTGGACATATCGTTTGGTCATTTGAATCAGCGCCATCATTGCAGGATATTGACGAAGAGGTGCAGGCATTTGAAGAACTGTGGGGTTGCCCTCCGCAATTAATTATAGTTGATAACTTAATGGATGTTGCCACTGATGGTGGCGAAGAGTTCGCATCTATGCGTGCGATAATGAAGGAGTTGAAGTATCTTGCTCGTGCTACAAACGCTGCAGTGTTGGTACTACATCACACGAGTGAAGCGGTATCTGGTACTCCTTGCCAGCCTCGTTCCGCAATTCAGGGTAAGGTGGCTCAACTCCCGGCACTCATTTGTACGCTTGGTGTGGTGGGGACATCAATGGGCGTGGCGCCTGTCAAGAACCGTTACGGCAAAGCGGACGCAGGTG